TCGATACTTTGCTCCTAAAGCATTACAGGTTCAAGAAAGAGCAGTCACAACAAAAGATTACGAAGTATTATTACAACAAGCATTCCCTGAAATTTCTGCGGTCTCTGCTTACGGTGGAGAACAACTTGACCCACCTCAATTTGGAAGAGTTGCGATTTCAGTTTTCTTAAATGATAATACAGAAATCATTTCTTCAACATTATCTAATTCTTATATTGCATATTTAAAAGAAAGAGCGCCATTAGGTATCGAACCTATATTCATTGCGACCGAATACTTATATGCTGATATGGTTGTGAATGTAACTTACAGTAAAAAGAATACAGAAAAATCTGCATCAGATTTAGAAAAAATGGTTAGGGATGCAATTACAAAATATTCCGACGAAAATCTTGAAGGATTTAATAAAACTTTACGACTATCTAAACTGTCAGGTAAAATTGATGATTTAGATGTAGGTATTGAAAGTAATGAAATTTCAGTTGCTCCAATTATCGAGTATACTCCTCCATTAAACTTTAATACTAATCCTTCATTTAGATTTGAAACTGAACTTACGAAACCATATCCTTATAGAAGTGCAAATGGTTTCACAGATTATAAACCTGCGATTAAATCAACTACATTTGATGTTGATGGAACTTGTGTATTTTTACAAGATGATGGTAAAGGTAATATTATGACCATCACTGATGAGATTATTAATCCACAAATTATTAATCCAACCGCAGGAACAGTCGATTATGTTAAAGGAGAAGTTAAATTAACCAACTTTAAAGTCGAGAATTTTACTGGTTCAGCAATTAAGATTATGGCAAAAACTAAAGTTGATGATGTTAAAGCTCCACAAGGTAGAGTGTTTATTATAAGAGACGTTGATGTTAAAATTTATATGAATTTAGACGAAGCTACTAAAACTACAACATCATCTACAGGAACAACAACAGCATCTTATTAAGAGAGAAGAAACATGCCTCAGGGTGAAATAGAAAAAAATATATCGCTTTTTATTGAGCGTCAATTCCCTGCGATTTATCGGGAAGATGGTCCTGAGCTTGTTCAATTAGTTAAGGATTATTATAAGTGGTCTGAAACTCAAGAAAATCAACATATCTATCAGCAAAGAAGATTTTTTGAAACTAAAGATATAGATACTACATTGGAGAGTATGATTATATTCTTCAAGAAAAAGTTTCTTGCCGATCTTCCACTTAAATCTGATATCATTAAATTCATTATTAAAAATATCCTTGACTTATATAGGTCAAAAGGTACTGCTCGTGGTATAGAATTATTCTTTGCCATTTTCTATCAAGAACATGAAATTGAAATTGTATATCCTTCTGAAAAGATGGCAAGAGTTTCAGACTCTGAATGGAAACAAGGTGTTTATTTACAAATGTTTCCAAACAATAATCAATTCTTTTCAAAGTCAGGAAAAGAATATTCATATTTCGATTTATTATCTCGTAACATTACAGGTGCTTTCTCCGGAGCAAAAGCATCAGTTCGTTCAGTTAACTTCTTTATCTTAAACGGTATTAAAACTGCTGTTGTATACCTTGATGGTATTAAAGGAAACTTTGAAAAGTTTGAAGATATCACAACAAAAATAAACGGTGAAGTTGTTGGCTTTGGTAAAGTAAATGGTTCATTATCTGGATTTATAGTTGACAGTGCTGCCAAAGGAATGACAGGAAGATCTGTTGGTGAGATCCTTGATGTTAGGCAAAAAGATGGAAATTCTGGTAAAGCAATCGTTACTGCATTATCTGATGAAAGCACAGGAAGAATTAATTATACTTTACTTGATGGCGGTTATGGTTATACTATTGACAACACAAGGTTATTGGTTTCTAATCAATCTCTTATTTTTAATAATGAAGATTTAAATTATATCGTTGGAGAAACAGTTGAAGATCAGGCTGGTAATTCTGGTACTGTGATTGGACAAAATGAAAGTTCTGCTGGATTTAAAATGGATTCAGGAGAAGCATTTACTATTGCTAGTATAATAACAACTGTAAGACCAAATGATGCACAAGGAAATCCTGTCCCACAATTTGTAATTACTGTAAATTCACAAGGTAATCAACTTACAGTTAAAAATGAATCTTCTCCAGGTTTATTATATCCTGACACAGCATCTACAGACGATGTAATAGTTACAGGATTAACCGATACATCAATCGCAAATGTTATAACCGATGTTATAACTCCACATTTATCAACAGTTTTAAATATTGCTGATTATGAAGTTAATGCTCCGTTCTCAGGTACCGCTTCTCCAGTTAATTTAAGTACTCCATTAGATGAAGCATTTGATATTCAATCTTTAACTATTGGTAGTATTACTGGATTTTCAAATATTAACCCAGGCGGTGATTATAAGAATGATGTATTCGCAATTGCTCAAGATTCTGTGTTTAAAAACTTTCAAAGAAAAAATCAAGTTATTCAATTTACTGATGCAGGAGACGCTGGTAGTTTTTCAATTGGAGATAGAATTCAAGGTGTAAGCACTGGCATTAAAGGTGTTGTTAAAAGTATTAATCAGGATGCAGGAAGTATTACCGTCACTCCATTTGATTATAATGGATTTGACGGAGAAGATATAAGATTTGAAGGTTCTCCAGAACCAACACTTGAAGTTTCTGCTGTAGAGACAGATTATTTAAATTCTCCAAACATGGGAGATAATGCTGTTATTGATGCTGAGACGGAATTTGCTGTAGGAAGAGTTTCAGAAGTAGCAATATTAGCTTCAGGATTTGGATATGTTGATTATGAAACAGACCCAGTTGACTTTGCGACAGGAAAAGGCGAATTAAGAGATGCAAATAATGATATCGTTAGTGTCGGATGGATTGAAGCAAAGAAACAAGGTGTTACATCAGGATATTGGGCAGGAGAAAATTCTCACTTAAGTGGTTTTAGAATACAGCCAGGACAAACAGCAAACACAACATTAGAATATTATGATTCAGGTTCAAGAATTCAAGATAGTGATTTTTATCAAGAGTATTCTTATCAAATTAAATCAACATTGCCGTTAGGAGAATACGAAAAATTATTAAAAGAAAATGTTCACCTAGCAGGTACAAAACTATTTGGTGACTTTACATTTAAAGCTTATGTTGGTTCAACAATGAAACCACGATTCTTAAGAATGTTCAATGATGATGGAACAGGTTCACCATTTGACCTAGCTGACATTACAGCATTAAGAGCCTCAGTAACTAATTATACAGCAGATAGTACTTATGTATCAGCGGATCATGAACCAGGAGGTACTGGTGGATTAACACTAAGTACAAGTTCAGTAACTGATTTAACGATTACTAGAAATTGGAGTCAAGGCTTCCACGATTATGACGTGACAATACAAATGCCTACACAAGGTTCTGCTCCTTACCCAGTTGCTATTTTATTACATGAAAACGGTGGAACTGGTGCAGGAATGGTTTCTCAATTCGCCTCTTCATTACCAGGACATATATTAATCGGTGTTGATGGATTTACTAATTCATGGAATATTGCTAATGAAATATCAAAAGGTCCTGATATATCAGTATTAGACGAATTAATTGATATGTTAAAAATATATAATAATGTTGATGATACCAAGATTCGTATTATTGGTGAAGGCAACGGTGGTGCACTTGCATTAAGAGCCGCAATTGAACTTGGTGATACTTCTATTGATACAGTTATAAGTATGCTATCACAAGCCCACACAGAACAATACAGAAACAATAACTTCTATTATCCGTCTAATCATGAGCTTACAGGTGGAAGTAATACAAACTTAGGTTACGATTATATTAAATCACCAATACCTCAAAGAAAAATAGTTTGTATGAATGGTACTCAAGATTCAACAGTACCATACACAGGAGGTATTGTTTCAGGTGTAACATATATTTCAGCACAAGACAGTGTATTTAGATTTGCTCAAGCTCAAGGTTATTTAGGAAATCAAATCTTAGGCGGAGCAACTTATGGAACAAATAGTTTAATTGTTGACTATAACAATGTAATATTCTTAAAGGATGCTGTTGCACATACTGTATCAGCTGATATGCTTTATTTAGTTAATAAGTACCTTGAGAACAATTACGATATAACATATTAGGTATAAATAACAAAAACCAAAATTTTTAGGAAAGAATAGCAATGGCCAAGCAAATTATTAATATCGGTGCATCTGCAAATGACGGAACAGGTGATCCGTTAAGAAACGCATTCGATAAAACAAACGATAACTTTAATGAGTTATACCTTGCTTTAGGCGGAGCATCGAGTGCAACAAATTTATTTGACACTAACGGTGCTTTTGACTTAGTCGGTAAACCTCATAAGATTACATTTTATTACGATACTGAAGCCGCATTACTTCAGGTAAACCCAGCAACTTATCATGGAGCAATAGGACATGCTCATGATACAGGAGCTTTATATTACGCTCACGGAAGTTGGAGAAAATTATTATCTGACACTTCAGGCGGTTCTATTACTAATTACACAGACCCACTTAACGCATTTGTATATTCGGCCAATATTACAAATAGTGAACAAGCAGGTTATGTTCTTGGTACAAGTGCAAACGGAAGCTATTCTTGGATAGCAGGTGGTGGTTCTTCGTTTACCACTACAGATGTTGACAATCATCTTAATTCAGGTTCAGCCCAAACTAATGAAGTGTTAAGTTGGGATGGTTCTGATTATGCTTGGGTATCTGCCGGCGGCGGCAGTAGTTATACTGATAGCGACGTCAATGCTCACTTGAATGTATCAGGTGCAGGAAGTAACGAAGTATTACAATGGAGCGGTTCAGATTATCAATGGGCTGCTTTACCAACTGGGTTTACAACAGGTGCTGTTGATGCTCACCTAAATACTGGTTCAGCTTCAGCAAGTCAATTATTAAGTTGGGATGGTTCTGATTATGCTTGGGTATCTGCAGGTGGTGGTAGTGGTTATACTGACAGTGATGTAAATGCTCACTTAAATACTTCTACTGCTTCTAGCGGAGAAGTTCTAAGTTGGGATGGTTCTGATTATGACTGGGTTACTGTTTCATCATACACAAATTCTAATGTAGACGCTCATATAAACACCAGCACTGCAGCTAATAATGAAGTACTAAGTTGGAATGGAACTGACTACGAGTGGGTAGCTCAAAGTGGCGGAGGCGGCGGTCTTCAAACAAGAACAACAAAATCTATCGCAACAAGTTCTATTTCTGATGGTGTAAAAGTTGATACAGCAATAGATGGATTCGCAAGTTTTGGTTTAATGAAGATTGAAACTTCTCATGCTGCTTGGGTAAGACTATATGTTGATACTGCTTCAAGAACGGCTGATGCTTCAAGATTAGAAACAACAGATCCTTCTCCTGATGCAGGTGTTATTGCTGAAGTAATTACAACAGGTGCTGAAACTATTAAGTTCGGTCCTGGTGTATTAGGTTGGTTAGATTCAGGAACATCTATTCCTGTTTCAATTACAAATAAATCCGGTGGCCAGGCCGCAATAACAGTCACATTAACTGTATTAGAATTAGAGGCTTAATTTAATGAAGGAATATATTGTCACTCTTCATAATAAAGAAGACCTAGAAGATTTCTATAATGATATGGAAACTCCTGGCGGTGACCTTTATATTCCTAATAGAGCAGTTGATTTAACATTAAGAAGAGCAATAAGTCGTAATACTTATTATATGTTAACTCCTGAAGAAGCGGAACAATTAAAAGAAGATCCGAGAGTGTGGGATGTTTCCCCAAAAGATTTAATAGATTTAATTGAATGGAAACCAACAGGTTATTCGGATTCAGGTAACTTTGTTAGAAATAGTAGTTCTTTCCCATCTTCTTCTGAAAAAAATTGGGGAATGTTAAGACATAATGTTACGAATAACATTGATGGAAATTGGGGCGCTGATAGTGTTTCTACTAAATCAGGATCATTCACAATTACGGCATCAGGAAAAAATGTTGATGTATTAATTGTTGATGGAAGTATTACAACTGCTGCAGCAAATCATCCTGAATTCGCAGTAAATCCAGATGGCAGCGGTGGAACAAGAGTTCAATTCTTTAATTGGTTCTCTCTTACAAATCAATTAGGATTTGGGTCGAATGGAAATTATGATTATACTACGGTAGGATCATCCTCTGATACTGCTCACGGGTGCCATGTTACTGGAACAGTCGCAGGTAATACCTTAGGTTGGGCAAGGGATGCAAATATTTACAGTTTAGAATTTTATTATTCAGGCGCCGTAAACTATGGTGGTGTTCTCACTCAGGACACAATGTGGGATTATATTCGTGAATGGCATAATACCAAACCAATTAATACAGCAACAGGTCGACGAAATCCTACAGTAAGCAATCATAGTTATGGTGGTACATATACAAAAGATTCATTAATTACAAATGGACCTTATGATAGCATAGGAGCAATGAATTTTAGAGGTACATTGTATAATCCTCTTGGCGATCTTAGTAGAGGTTTAAATGATGCTGAATTAGAAGAAAGAGGTATTAATGTACCAGGAAATGGTGATTGGGAAATTAGTGCATATTATACTTCTTTCATAGCCGACATTCAAGATGCAATAGCTGACGGGATTATTGTAGTATGTGCTTCAGGAAATCATTATCAAAAAGTAACTTTATCAGGCGATCAAGATTATAATAATATTGCTTATTTAGAACAAAGCGGATCCATTGTATCTGCATTTAATACACACAGACCTGGAATTAGTGGAGGCGGAGCTGTTCCAGAAAGTATTGTAGTAGGGAATCTTGATGACCAATCCAATGATAGAAAAAGAGCTTCTTCAGTTTGTGGTGGTGCAGTTGATATACATGCAGCAGGATCTGGTATTGTGAGTTCAGTATATGGAACAGGGAATGTACAAGATAGTAGGAATGGAAGTTTTTGGCTATCAAAATATACTGGGACAAGTATGGCATCTCCACAAGTAACAGGTGTATTGGCGTTATTTGCTGAAAGTAATCCAAACTTAGTTCAATCGGATGCAGTTGCTTTTCTTACGAATATGGCAACAATGAATCAGATGTATGATACAGCAACCGACGATTGTACTGACTTTGAAAGCTTACAAGGTGCACCAAACAAAATTTTATATTGGAAAAATCAAAGACCTGAAACAGGAATGAGTTTTCCAAAACAAAATGCAAAAGCAAGACCTACATCAGGTCGAGCCTGGCCTAGACCAAGAATGAGAGTTAGAGGTTAGTCCAGTGGTAATAAATAAACAAATATACTCAAGAGCGATAGTAAGATTATGGCAGAAATCCTAACAAATAATTTTAAAAGTGATGTAAACAAAACTTTCATCATTGATGCAAAAGCGAATGAAGATTATTATATGTTTGTTTCTTCTATCGGAACATTCAATCCGGTAGATTCTGCCGTCTCACAAAATGAATTTTTAGAAAATACATTATTTGCCAAGAAGATTAAAAACGAAGATATTAATTTTATGATTAGATATTATCCTTGGCAAAGAGGAACAGTATATACTCAATACGATGATGCAGTCGATTTAACAGGAACTAACTTTTATGCAGTAGTTGGTCCTAATGATAATGATACCGGTGACTACCGAATTTATAAATGTTTGGATAACAACAACGGCGGAACTGCAGAATCGCCTCCTACATTTGATAATGCTAACTTAAATCAAATTTATGAAACGGCAGACGGTTATGTGTGGAAGTATATGTATCGTCTCACTACATTACAATTCGAGGGGTATAATGCATTAGGTTATATACCAATTGATCCTTCAGCAACGATTGAACCAGCGGAGGTTTCAGGCGGTGGAATATCAGATATAGAAGTAACAAATGCTGCTTCTAATCAAGGATATCAACAAAAATATGCTGTATTAGATTTTATCTTTGGAAGAACTGGTGGAATAAATGTTCACGGAGAAGTTTCTGTTAGAGTAGATCCTCTTGATACAACTTGGTCTTCAATTGATAACTATTATGTAGGACAATATCTTTATATCACAAACCCAAGTTCAAGTGTAACAAACTTATTCAGAATAGATTATTACAAATATAATACATCAACAGGTAAAGCAGAAATTAGAGTTGGACCAGAATTGTCAAATCCTAATAGAGGAAATGTTGAAGGTGCAACACAAGCCAATCCAGTAGTTATTACATCAACCGATCACGGTCTTTCTCAAAGACAACCTATTCGTTTTAAAGATGTAGGCGGTATGACAGAACTAAACGATGATGATGGAGATGGAAATCCAGTTTATTATGTTGATGTTATAGATACAAACAATTTTAGTTTAAAAACAGATACTTCTTTATCATCAGGTCTAGACGGTTCAGGATTTGGAGCATTTACTTCAGGCGGAACTTGGGAAGCAGATAAAGACTTAGTTACAGCAGGTGTTAAGACACAAGGACCTGCAGATATTATACCAAGAATTGATATTAAAGGTGATGGAGTTGGTGCAGTTGCGATTCCTGTTATTGACGAAGATCGAATTGCATCTGTTACTGTTTTGAATGCAGGTTCAGGATATAATAATGTAATTGCAGAAGTTGTAGATCCAATTGTAGATTTTAATCCTGACGATGATAACTCAACGGATGTAAGAGCAGTCATAAGACCTATAATTGAACCTAAAGGCGGTCATGCATACAATCTTATTGATGAATTAAAATGTAAACACTTTTCAATGTATGCATATATTACAGCAGATGATAATACAAATATAGGTGATGTAAATACATATGGGTCATTAGGAATTGTAAGAACTCCGTCCTTTAGGGATGTTGGTGCAGGTACATGGAGAAGCGGTCAAGCAAACACTGCTTTAATTCCTGATATATTTGATAACAGAATAGCAATTACAACGGATGATTGGCAAAGTGTAACAGCAAACAGTATTGTGACTCAAGTAGATGGAAGTAATCAGATTACATTTACAGCACAAGTACATGAAATTGACGACACAGCAAACACAATTTATTTGGCTGAATACATGGGTCCATATCAAAATAATAAGCTTGTAGGTAACGGAGATACATCTTTTAACCCTAATCTTGATATTGTATCAGATACAGGTCAGAGAATCACAATAAATAATCCTGTAGACGATAATATTGTGTATTCAGATTATATACAAAGAACAGGTGAAGTATACTTCATGGAAGACTTCTTCCCATTAGCAAGAACAGACCTATCAAGAGAAGAATTTAAGTTTGTATTGGAATTTTAAGGAACGTAAGCAAAAATGCCTATTAATAAAAATTTAAATATTGCCCCATACTTCGATGATTACGATGTTGAAAAGCAGTTTTATCGAGTTATGTTCAAACCTGGTTATGCTATTCAGGCAAGAGAGCTTACTCAATTACAATCAATGCTTCAAAATCAAGTCGAGCAGTTTGGTGATAATATTTTCAAAGAAGGTTCAATTGTTAAGGGATGTAACTTTACAGAACTTGATGATCTTAAATATGTAAAAGTAAATGACGGTCCTGTTGGATTTAATGCACTTGCATATATTAGTGGACCTGGTGTAGAACCTATTCAAGGACAAGATGTTGAAGTTGATTATGTTTACGAACTTGTTGGTCAATCGACAGGTTTAAGAGCAGAGATTGTTCAAGCTTCAGTTGGTTTCCAAACAAGACCACCAGATTTAAACACTTTTTATATTAACTATTTAAATACTGTTCCATCAGCAAAAGAATTCCAGGCTGGTGAAAACCTAATTATTAATAAGCATAAGTACTTAAGAGGAACGACCACAGGTACTCTTGCATCCGAAGTTGTATTATCACAAGGTCTTGCTGTTAGTACAGGAGTTAGTACACCACATGTTGGTAAGTCTTTTGGTATTGAATCTGCTCCAGGTATTATATTTCAAAAAGGACACTTTATCTTTGTTGCAGAGCAAAGAATTGTAGTTGAAAAATATTCCGACCAACCTGACGAAAAATCTGTTGGTTATTCAGTAAGCGAATCTTTAATAAGTGCATTACAAGATGCATCATTATACGATAATGCAAACGGTTCTAAAAATGAAAATGCTCCGGGTGCAGACAGATTAAAGCTTGTACCTAATTTAACAGTTTTAGCTACTGCTGATGCAAAAGCAGACGAGAGTTTCTTTACATTAGTTCGTTATCAAAATGGTAATGCAATTACTGTCCGTGATGTTTCTCAATACAATGTATTAGGTGAGGAACTTGCTCGAAGAACATACGAAGAATCAGGCAATTACATTTTACAACAATTCCCATTAAGCACAGACGATCGTGTTCCTTCAGGAGCTGCTAACTCTGAGGTTCAAGTTATTGTAGGACAAGGTGTTGCTTATGTTAAAGGTTATCGAGTAGAAAATTCTGGTGAGCGTTCATTCACAATTGACCAAATTTCATCAACAGAAGAAATATTCAATCAAAATGTTTCTATGGAATATGGAAACTATGTTGAAGTTTTAGGCGGAGGTAATCCTGGTACAGGTTGGAATGGAAGATTAGATTTAGATATTACTGGTACTGCTAATGCACAAACAGCAGCTAATGCTAATATGGGTAGTGTTACTATTCAAAACCTAACACCTGAAAGAATTTATTTACATTCATCTATGTATACTGGTGCGTATGCAATGTCAGATTTAGATAGAATTTCTGATGGTAATGGATATGTTCAAATTAAGCAAACATCAGGCGGCGCACCTTTACTTAAAGAAACAAATAAAAAGGCATTAATTTTTGATACAGGTCTTAATGGATTATTCGCAACAAGTAATACACTTATTCCTGTAAGAGCTCAAGTATCCGCAACTCATACAAGTGGATCTATTACAATTACAGCAAACCCAGGAGAAGATTTCAATTGTCTTAATGATGATATATTGGTTGTTGATAATTCTTCAGTTCAGTGGCCTGCTACATATACTACTTCATTAAACAATTCACAACTTAATATTAATATTGACCCAAGTGCTGCTGCAGGTGTTACTGTTTATTATAATAAAAGATTAATTGGTTCAACCGCTGGTGTTGATCCATACAACAAAACAGTAAGAGAGCCTTGGATTAGATTCGTTTGGAATAATGCTAAAACAAAATACAGCTTAGGTTTTCCTGATGTCTTTGATATTATTTACATCGAAGATTCAAGTGGTAATGACGTCACAAGTAGTTTCAGATTAAAAAGAAACCAAAAAGATACTTATTACGATATATCATATTTAGAATATATTGAAGGTCGACCTATACCAACAGGTACTTGTTCTGTTCACTTAAAAGTATTTGAAGTTAATACATCAACTGGTGATTATTTCTTTACTATTAACAGTTATCCAAATACATTAAGCAGATACGATATTCCTTCTTATGTATCTTCTACAGGTAAAGTTTATAACTTAAGAGAATGTTTTGATTTTAGAGCATATATTGATAAAGATAGTAATGCAAATTATAATGCTTCAACTGCAGGCTCTGCTCCAATAATTTCACAAACGGTTGGACAATATCCTTTATCATTTACTAATTTAGGAGCTCCATTAATTCCTGCTGCTCAACAATCATTACAAACAGACATAGAATACTACCTAACAAGAATTGATACTATTGCCTGTGATTCATACGGAGAAATCAGTTTAATTAAAGGTGAAGAAGAAAGATACGCGGTTCCACCAAAACTAGGAAATGACAAATTAGCAATTGCCGAAGTTGAAGTTCCTACATATCCTGCATTATCTAAGAAACAAGCTGATGTTCTTCGTAAGAGAGAATATGCTGTTAAGCCAAGAGCAACAGGTATTAAGAATTACACAATGAAAGATCTTCATTCTTTAGAGAAGAAGATTGATAACATGGCTTATTATATTTCATTAAATCAATTAGAGTCTGATACATCAAATTTAATTATCAGAGATGAAAATGGATTAAACAGATTTAAGAATGGGTTTGTCGTAGATCCATTTAACGATTTAACGTTGGCTGAAATTACACATCCACAATTTAGTTCAGCAGTTCCGTTTAATCAAAAGATTTTAACTCCGTCATTAAAAACATTTGCATTAGATTTGATTTATGAATCTTCAACAGGTTCTTCTGTATTCCCAAGCACTGATGATGCTAAAGCTGCAACCATTGGAAGAAATCAAAACGTAGATATTATTGAGCAACCTTATGCTTCTAATTTTAGAAACTGTGTTTCTAACTTCTATAAGTACATAGGTGATGGAGTTATTTCTCCACCTTATGATGCGGCTTATGATACAACAGTTAATCCTGCTACGATTGATATTGATCTAACAACTCCTTTCCAAGATTTTGTTGATGATATTCAGCAATTCATTCCAATGACTGATACAACAGTAACTACACAAATTACTGATGATCGTTGGGTAAGAAGATTTGGTAATAGAGGAGCAAGAACAGAAGTAGATACCATCACAACAAGAACAAGTGAAATCAGTATTGATGGTTCAACAACAACCGAACAATTTGTTGGAGAATTTGTTTCTGACTTTAGATTCCAACCATTTATGGCAGGAAGAGATATTAAAGTTTATATGTCAGGATTAAGACCTAATCAAAGACATTACTTCTTCTTTGATGGTGTTGATGTAAATGCTCATGTATTACCAGGTTCACCAACAGCAGATTCTGTCGGAGACGTTCAAAGATACGGAGAAAAAGGCGATGCGGTTGAAACAGATGGAAACGGCGTATTAAGAGCCGTATTTGCTTTACCACCAGAAACATTCTATGTTGGTGATAGAGTATTAGAAATCGTTGACGTAAATCAGTATGCAAGTATTGAATCCGCTTCTACTTCAAAAGGATTCATTACATATAGAGCATATAATTTCAGTGTTGAAAAAACAGCACTAACAACTTCAACAAGATCTCCAAACTTTGATGTTAACACAACAGTTACCACAAGAAACGTTGCCCGACGTATTAGAGGTAGAGATCCACTTGCACAAACATTCTTTATTAAGAAAGGTATGGGTGCAGGTTCAAATTCAGTATACTTATCAGATATTGATATCTATTTTAAACGTAAGCCGTCTCAAACCACAGGCGGTGCTAATGCCAATGCTGCATTGAATGGAGTCACCGTTCAAATCAGAGAGGTAGTTAATGGTTATCCTACTAATCAAATACTTCCTTTCTCTGCAGTTCATAAACTGCCTTCACAGGTAAATGTATCAGACGATGCTTCCGCAGCAACAACATTTGCCTTTGAAGCGCCAGTTAGATTAGATGTTGAAAAAGAATATTGTGTTGTTATTCAACCTGATGCTTCGGATCCTAACTATCTTGTATTTACTTCTAAAGTCGGTGGTACAGATTTAACTCCAGGTGATACTCAAGGTGCAGCCATTGTTCAGGATTGGGGAGACGGTGTTCTATTTACCTCAACAAATAACTCTGCTTGGAAATCATATCAAGACGAAGATATTAAATTTACATTAAGAAGACATAACTTTAATTCTTCTACAGGTACCGTAAGATTAACAAATAATAAAAATGAATTCTTCTCTGTAGACAATATTACTGGAAGATTTAATGCTGGTGAACAAGTATACCAAGAAAAAGCATTAGATCCTAACACAAGTACAACAATCACAGTCGCAAATGCCAATAATGTAATTACAGGTACCGCGTTAACTGATACATATTCTGAAGGAGACTTCCTTAAGATCTCTGGTGGATCGCCTGTCGTTTCAGGTTTATTTAAGGTAGTGACAATTACAAATGCAGATACACTTGTTCTTGATAGACCATGGTTCTCAACCGGCGGTTCAGCAAATCATCTTCCTGTAGTGGTTGGTGATTTATGTTACTATGATTTAAGAAATCCATTTGAAATGTATTTAGAAAATTCATCAGTAACAACAACTCGTGTATTTGCCACAGGGTCAAATATTATTGGACTTGATAGTGGCTCAACCGCTAATCTATCGGCAATTAACAATATTAATTTAAGTTATGTTCAGCCGATGATTATGAGAGCAAATGATTCAACTTCTAAAACAAATTTAACTGGAACCTTCGTTCCTCCAGCAGATGTTAATTCAACTTATCTATCGCAAATGAAGTTCAACGATAATAATCACTTTAGTCAACAAGGTGTTATTATTTACAGTATGTCTAATGATCCTTCAAGAACAAAGGTATTTAAATTAAATATTGGTCTTGAAAATGGATCTAACGTAACTTCAACACCATTTGTTGATATTGAATCTTCTAAGTTAATTGCGTATCAATATAAGATTACGAATGATCCAGCAACAACTGCAAAATATATTAGTAAAGTAATTGAATTGGCAGAAGATCTTGATGCAGAAGATTTCAATTTAATTCTTTCTGCTTATCGTCCAACCAATACAAATGTTAAAGTTTATATCAAAGCTCAAAATGCATATGACAATGATGAGTTTGATAATTTAGATTGGACAGAATTAGAATTATTTGAAGGTGTAGGTTCATATTCAACTGTTTCAAACCTAAATGATTACAGAGAATTTAAATATAGAATTGCTGCCGCTGATAAGACAGGTTCTTCACCTAGCGGTCCGTATGTATACAGCTCACAAGGCGGAACATTCGAAGGATTTAAGAGATTCCAAATTCGTATAGATTTATTATCACCAAACATTCATAGTGCACCTACACTTAAAGATTATCGTGGAATTGCATTGACATAGGATATGAGTTATGAGTAATACTTTAAATAGAGATCAATCTGGAGCAATCGTTAGTACAGATGCAATTGCCTTAAATAAATATAAGGTAGAAAGAAACTTTTATCGCAAGGTAGAAAGAATTCAACAAGATCTTGTAGATATTAAAAGAAGTATTGTTAACATTTACGAAAGAATAGAAAAATTGGAAGAAGAATAAAATGGCTCGAGATATAGGGGAAATTAATACATCGCAAACCTTTCAAAACTGGTTTGATAAAACTAATGATCTCGTTGAAGAATTAAGAGATAATATTATGACTGCCACAACAAGTGGTGAGTCAACGACTGGTAATGCAACTTTAATTGGAACCTTTACAGGTACTAATGTTGTTGCTAGTACTTTATTATCATCCGATGATATTAGTTCTGCTTCAGGCGGTGTAATTAATTTTCAAGATCCAATTCAAATTACAGGTACTTCAGCCACAACTGCAACATTCTTGTTCTCAGGAACAGGTGGGCAAACAAGATACACAGATGGAAATTTATCTTGGGATGTTGGATTAGAAAGTTCTAACCCAGGCAATTTTATTATTGATACTGGAACCGGCCAAAATAAATTTCAATTATCAGTCGCAGGAACTTTAACAGTTCCTGATGCAGTTGTAACTGGTTCTTTAACTGTTGGAAGTTTGTCAATTGGTGCTGGTGGTGCAGGTTTAAATACAGATGATATTACTGAAGGCTCAACAAATTTATATTATACCGATGCTAGAGCAAGAGGTGCTTTCTCAGGCGGAGACGGTATTAATATCGCAAGTGATGGAACAATTTCATTTGATGGTGAAGGTAAATTAACCACTTATGAAGGTGATGAATTTAGATTAGCAGGTTCTGTTGATGTAGGAAACGGTTTAAAATCTTATTTAACAGGTGGTTTATCGGTTGGTGTACCTTTTGGACAATTAAAGTCTAATTGGGCAAGTAATACTTATGATGTGTTAACTTGGTACCCAGCCGGAATTTCAGTTAATGGTTACGGTTATTTCACAACTGATATACAAACAAATGGTGGTGACATTGTCGTTAAGACAGGTTCAACTATCAAAGCATATATGGACCAAAATGGTAATGGTTACTTTACAGGTGATGTAACA